TCTGTTTGATCTCGATAATTTGATCACGACCACCCTTAGAACACACAATGCGATCCATTATGGGGATGATTCTTTGCTCCCAAAGGTTGTAATTGAACGTACCCGAGGAGACACGAAACTCTGGTAAGGAGCTGACATGGCAGATTTTGACGTAGACGTTCAACTTGTGTCTCCCGAGAAGGAGACGATCTATGACGTGTATTCAGAAAAGACAGATGTAGGTAGCACCGCTTCGGTAGAGCAACATGCTCTCGAAGTTCTCGAGGGTAAGTGGGGAACTTCTGGCGTTGAACGCAGACTAGCCAAACACGGTATCGATCCCAAACCAGTCATGGCGGAGGTCGCTCGACTCAAGTAAGAAGGTGAATCATGCTGACGGAAAGCGTTCTACAAAGTACAAAGAAGGTCCTTGGGATTGCGGAGAGCCAGGATGCATTTGACCAGGATGTTCTTACTCACATTAACTCCGCTTTCTCGACCCTAAGTCAACTAGGAATTCTAGCCGAAGAGGGCGTAGAAGTTCCAGATGAGGCTTTTACTTGGTCCGATCTAGAAACTCTGGGTCTGCCTGCCGCATGGATTCAGTCGATTCGAACTTACGTATTTCTACATGTTCAGTCACTGTTTGACCCCCCTACCACTTCGTTCTTGCTCGCCGCAAGGCAGAAGCAGCTTGAAGAGCACATATGGCGGTTGAGCACGATGAGAGAGTACTCAATTCGAGAGGAGGAATCGGAAGTTGTCTGACATGACCACGACAATGACGTTCGACGAATTTATTGAGCATCATGGCGTTAAGGGAATGAGATGGGGAGTTCGACGCAGCAGAAGCAGAGTTTCTAAGGCCTCCTCTGGATCTAAAACTACGTTTCAAAAGGCTCCAAGTCGACTAAGTAATGATCAGCTTAACTCTCGAATTAAGAGAATGGAGCTAGAGAAGCGGTATAAGGATCTTAATAAGCAGGATGTTTCTGAAGGTAAGAAGTTCTCGAGTGAAGTTCTTAGGAGTAGTGGTAAGCAGGTTGCGACAACTCTAATTGCTGGTGCCGCTCTTCTTGCGGTTGGTCATGCACTTTCCAAGAAGTTGGGTCCTGACGTAGCTAAGGCCATCACTGGTAAGAAACTTCCTGGACAAGAAGAGGACTAATGAGAGGGGGTTGCTATGACGTTATCAAACACAGCAACACCTCGCTTTTATGCTGACTTCAGAGAGCTGGTTGTCAGCGGAGCTGTTCCTGTAAATCGTGAAATTTCCGCTGAGATGAATCGCATCGATGAGCTAATCGCTAATGAGAAAATCTTCTATGACGATTTAGCCGTTGAGGGATTCATCAAGTATTGCGAGATGGAGTTGACGCTGACCGATGGCAGCGATTTGTTCCTGTTGGACTCGTTCAAGCTCTGGGCCGAGCAAGTCTTTGGTTGGTATTACTTCGTTGAACGGAGTGTGTGGCAACCTAATGTTCCTGGCGAACCAAACATCCCTGGTGCAGGTCAATACGTTAAGAAGTTGATCAAGAAACGTCTAACCACCAAGCAATACCTCATCGTGGCAAGAGGCGCAGCCAAGTCCATGTATGCCGCATGCCTGCAAGCTTTCTTTCTAAACGTGGATACCGCCACGACTCATCAGATCACAACTGCCCCTACGATGAAGCAAGCAGAAGAAGTGATGTCTCCGATCAGAACGGCCATCACTAGAGCTCGAGGCCCTTTGTTCAGATTCCCTACCGAGGGTTCGCTTCAGAACACAACTGGATCTAGAGCACAGCGGGTCAAACTTGCTTCGACTAAGAAGGGTGTGGAGAACTTCCTTACTGGTTCATTGTTGGAAGTCCGTCCTATGACCATCAATAAGCTTCAAGGTCTTCGACCAAAGCTGTCGACAATCGATGAATGGTTGTCTGGAGACATCAGAGAAGACGTTGTCGGAGCAATTGAACAGGGAGCGTCCAAGATGGACGACTACTTGATCATTGCTATCAGCTCTGAAGGAACTGTTCGGAATGGTTCCGGTGACACAATCAAAATGGAACTTGCTAGCATACTTCGTGGGGAGTATCAAGCGCCTCACATTTCGATCTGGCATTACAAGCTGGATGAAATCGAAGAAGTAGCAGATCCATCGACTTGGTTGAAGGCAAATCCGAATCTTGGGTTAACTGTCACTTACGATGTCTACCATTTGGATGTGGAAAGAGCAGAGAAGGCGCCAGCCGCAAGGAATGACATCCTCGCCAAGAGGTTTGGAATCCCAATGGAAGGCTACACCTACTTCTTCACCTATGAAGAGACGATTCCCCATCGTGAGAGAGAATTCTGGGGGATGCCATGTGCTCTCGGTGCGGACTTGTCGCAAGGTGATGACTTCTGTGCGTTCACTTTCCTATTCCCGCTTGCCAACCAGTCGTTTGGAGTTAAAACTCGAAGTTACATCACGTCGTTGACTCTCATGAAGCTTCCAGGTGCTATGCGTCATAAGTATGAGGAGTTTATCACCGAAGGAAGTCTTCATGTGCTCGAAGGAACTGTCCTCGACATGATGGATGTCTATGATGATCTTGATGTCTTCATCGAGCGTAGCGAATTCGATGTTCGTTGCTTAGGGTTCGACCCCTACAACGCTAAAGAATTCGTAACCAGATGGGAATCTGAGAACGGACCTTACGGAATCGAGAAAGTAATTCAGGGGGCAAGAACAGAGTCGGTCCCATTGGGAGAACTGAAGAATCTGGCCGAAGAGCGAGCACTTCTCTTCGATCAGGGCCTAATGTCTTTCGCTATGGGCAATGCGATCACCCTGGAAGATACTAATGGCAACCGTAAGTTGTTAAAGAAACGAGCCGAAGAAAAGATCGATAACGTCTCGGCATTAATGGACGCATACGTAGCCTACAAGTTGACTAAGGAGGCGTTCGAGTGATCGACACTGAAAAAGAGGTGATCCATGCCCACAGTAAAGGATAGATTCCGCAAAGCGTGGAATGCCTTTGTCAAAGTTGATAAGCCAGAACCAGCAACAGTGGGAATTGGCTCGTCTAGTGGTGTTTATTTCGGCATGCCTCCACAAAGGATGCGAATTCCAACCTATAATGAACGATCAATCATCGCATCTATTTATACTAGAATATCGATGGATGCTTCAGCATTAATTATCAAACACATAGCTGTTGATGAACAAGGTCGATATTCAAGAGATATGCGAAGTCCTTTACAGGCTTGTTTAATGCTTGAAGCCAACATCGATCAAGCTCCACGAGCATTTCGGCAAGACATTGTAATGACTATGTTTACTTCTGGTGTGGCAGTGATTGTTCCTGTGGATACTTCAGCTAATCCTGACACTAGCGACGTCTTTGACATTCATTCTCTTCGTGTTGGGGAAGTTGTGACTTGGTATCCAAGGCACATCAAGGCTAGTGTTTACAACGATCAACCAGGTCATGGTAAGCGTGAAGAGATCACGCTTGAGAAACGATACGTGGCCGTCGTTGAGAACCCGCTTTACGCTGTTATGAACGAGCCTAACTCAACTTTGCAACGACTTCTGCGTAAACTCGCATTGCTGGATAGTGTCGATGAACAGATTAGCTCTGGGAAACTCGACATCATCATTCAGTTGCCATACGTCATTAAGTCTGAAGCTCGTAGGCAGCAGGCAATCGCTCGTCGAGAAGACATCGAATTCCAATTAAGAGGAAGCCAGTACGGCATTGCCTACATCGATGGAACCGAAAAGATCACTCAGCTTAACCGTCCTGCTGAGAACAACCTCTTGGCCCAGATCGAGTATCTGACCAAGGAGTTGTATAATGAATTAGGTCTGACCGAGGCGGTCATGAATGGCACAGCAGATGAAGCGGCGATGATTAACTATAACAACCGCACTGTTCTACCACTAGTTACTGCCGTTATCGAGGCCATGCAACGAGCATTTCTTGGGCCTCAGGGAATTCGTAATGATGAACGGATCAGTTTCTTCAGGGACCCGTTCGGGCTTGTTCCGGTTAAGGACATGGCCGAGATTGCTGACAAGTTTACTCGTAACGAAATCATGACAGCCAATGAAGTTCGGCAAGGAATCGGAATGCAACCTTCAAGTGATCCGAAGGCCGACGAACTCCGAAACAGTAACATGCCTCAACCTGAAGATCCAACAACTGAGGCTCAACCTCTTGAAAGGATTCAAAATGGTAGCTGATTTCAGCGGTTGGGCAACCAAGGCTGGACTCAAGTGCACCGACGGTCGGACCATCATGCCTGGAGCGTTCAAGCATCAGGATGGATTTAAGGTTCCGCTCGTTTGGCAGCATGGGCACAAAGAAGTTGACAATGTTCTCGGTCACGCCTTCCTCTACAACAAGGAAGATGGCGTTTGGACTGAGGGCTTCTTCAACGATTCAGCCAAGGCAGCCCACGCCAAGG